CAGCTACTCCTAAGTAATTACCATTATCTAAATTTGATGTTGTAGTTGTTGCTAAATATCCACTACTATAACTTACTTTATTACTACTACCAGTGTCTCTAACTCCAACTAAAACACCTTTTCCTGAACCATAACTTAAAGAGTTATTTTCTATCGCTACAGCACTACTAGATGCAGCAGTACCACTTGCTACACTAAACGATGAAGCACCTGGCGTAATAAGTTTATTAGTTAGATAATTTGAATTATCATCATCTTTATACCAAAATTGTATTTTACCATTATCAACATCCATTTCTACATCAAAAGCATCTCCGCCTGAGCTATAATCCCAAATAGTTCCTATTCCTGCAAAAGATATAGCATTAGTACCTGAATTAATAGTACCTATAGCACCTTTTACTATACCATCATTATTATTATCATAAGCAAGAAATACTTTATCATTTGTTGTATCATAGGTCATAGATGCAATCTGCGATCCTTCTGATTCTACTATACTGTCTGCACCTATAGTTATAGTTGGGTTAGAAGCAGTTCCTCCTGATTGAATAACATTAGCTGTCATGTAATCTGAATTACTGCCATCCATATACGCAAACACTCCTCTATTTGTGTCTGGATCATATATTATATCACCTCTAGCACTTACAAAATTACTTACATGCACAAGAGTGCCAATTCCCACAGAGGTATATGTACCATCACTTGTATTATGTGACACCGCTTTAACATAAGTGTCTCCATTATTTTGACCTCCACTATAGGCTATAAGCACATAGTTATTGTCTGGATCATAGACTGATGCATGCCCAGTAACATTACTTCCTGTATTTGAATTTATCATTACATGAGTTAGATCTTCATCATCATCATCAAATGCTATAAGAAGTTTTCTATTGTCTTCATCATAAGCAATAGCATTACGTCTAGGTTGCCCATCTCCAGTTATAAATTGAAAAGTAGTTCCAAACATAACACCTGTGCTATTATCTATATTAGCAAACAGAAAATCTCCTCTACCATTAGTTTGATTATTAAAAGCTATTAATACTTCTTGTCCAACAGGATCATAATGAGCTGCTATATATGTAGTAGTAACATCACTAAACTCTGCCACACTACCAAAAGATACATCTGTACCACTTATTGTCGCAGTCAATGCTTGACCATGCCTACTACCATCTATATCAGCGTAAGCTATAATAAATTTATTACGCTTTTCATTATAAGCGACTGCTAAGTAATCTGTATGAGCAGTTGTAAATGTTGCTTCAGTACCAAAAGCTATAGAATTATCTGTTCCACCTGTAATTGTTGCTACTCTTGCTTGACCGTTAGTAGAACCATTGTTATACACAACAAGTATTTTATTCGTATCTGTGTCATATGCAGCAGCTAGTGGAGCATCATCATTACCACTACCACCTGCAGAGTCAATTTCTCCAGATTCAAATGTTGCAATAGATCCAAAGGCAATAGAATTAGTCCCTGAAGTAACAGTTCCTACAACAGCTTTACCTTTATTACTGTCTCCTGCAGAGGCATAAAAAATAGCAACTCTATCAGTATTAGGATCTTCTACAATACATATTGAATCAGCTGTATCTTGAAATTGCACTTCAGTACCAAAACTTATTGAATTAGTTCCTGCTGTTACTGATCCTACAATAGCCTTACCTTCAAAACTGCTATCACCATACGCTATAACTACTCTACTTGTACTAGAATCATATGCTATATTTTTAGCTGTCTTCATATGAGTATGTCCAGAGTTAAATACAACAGGCGTACCATAAGTCATAGCTCCTGTGCTTGCATTAGAAAACACATGTACTACTGCTGTTCCGTAAAAACTATTTGCACCATCTTCATAAACTGTAACAAATCTGTCAGAATTAGTGTCATATGTAATAGCTTTATGATCTACTGTACCTGACGCTAACTCTGTTGCTGTAGCTGCAGAAGGATACCCTCCCCATACTGTTTCAGCAGCAAATGTTAAAGTTGTCCCAGATATAGAGGCACTTCTTATACCTGAATTTCCATCTGAAGGTGTATAACTAACATGAACTCTATTAGCTCCTGAAGTTATTCTAGGATTATGGTCTAGAGCACTAGATTCAAAAACAACTGGACTTCCCCAAGTTAGCGTGCCATTAGACCATGTGCCTGCAACTGCTGTTCCATAATTACTGTTAGAAGTATCTCTATAAGCCATTACAAATGCTCCAGAGTTAGATTCATAAGTAGTAGCAACAGGATAATCACTAGTATCAGAATCATCCATAGTTGTTAAAGTCTTTGCAGTGAGACTAGTATCTGTGGTTGTTGTTTCTTTAACTTGAGCTGCTTTACCTGCACTAGTTAATACAGTAGGCTTACCTGCAGTAATTGCACCATCTGCAACTTTATCTACTGTTCCTCCACCTGCTTGATCTACCCAAGATAAAGCATTAGAACCATCTGTTTTAAGAACTTGGTCAGCACTACCATCTGCATTAGGTAAGACCCATACTTCATTAGAAGATATAGCATCTGGAGCTTTAAAGCCTACATAGTTTGCACCATTAGCTGCTAACTCTTGGAATCTAAGTTCTGTACCATTTCCTGTACCTGTGCCATGAGGTGCAAAACTTATACCACCTGCAGCTACAACTGCTGTAGTGTCATTACCATCTTCGTCATATTCTATGCTTACATCTTGATCTGAACCAAGATAAATTTTCTTATCATCTGCAATATATAGATCACCCCATTCAAGAGATGTGCTACCTAAATCAGCACCACCTGAAGCATCAGGCACAACAGAAGTTTCTGCTGTAAATATATTTGTTCTAATTCCAGAAGTACCATTATCTATAGCACCAAATCCTGAAGTAATAGAACCTCCATCTAATGCTCCTGTAGATGTTATATTAGTTTGTGCTGCAGTCGTTAAAGTACCTGCTACATTTGTACCACTTACTGTACCTGTTGTTGTTATGTTAGAAGAACCTACATCAATAGCACCAAAACCTGAAGTTATAGAACCACCATCTAAAGCACCTACAGAAGTTATATTTGTTTGAGCAGCAGTTGTTAATGTACCTGCAATGTTACCAAAAACTACATTACCTGCTGTACCACTAAATACTTCTGAGTTGTTTGTAGCATCTGGTATAAATGTAAATGCACTTGCAGAATCATCATAACCAAAGAAACCTACTTTAGCAGCAGAACCTGTATGATACCTAAACTCAATACCTCTGTCTTTATTGTCATCAGATCCTGGAGCAGTATCACCACCTAATGTAAAAATAGGATCATCTATAGTTACTGTTGTAGAGTTTACGGTTGTTGTAGTTCCGTTTACAGTTAGGTCACCTCCTACAGTTATATTATCTGTAATAGTAAGAGAATCAACAAAAGCGTCTTTCCATCTAACACCTGTTGTACCTAAATCTACATCACTATCTGTCTGTGGACCAAATACACCATCGGCTACATATACTTGTTCTGCATTAGCTGCATAAAAATGTATTTCGTTAGCTGTTTCAAAATCAATTTTAGTTTCGTTATCTTCACCAATTTTAAGATCAGTAGCCAGTATAGATGTAATACCTGTTTGTGCAGCATCTATAACTAAATCAATAGTGTTATCACTGTCTTGGTATGTTGCAGTAATACCTGTTTCAGTATTACTTGAGAACATTCCCCCTGCTGTGTCTGATATAGTTTCAGCAAGAGTTACACCACCAACTGTAATTGCGTCAGCTTCTACAGTACCATCAAAATAAGCATCTTTAAACTGTGCTGTACCTGAACCTAAATCTATATCATCATCTGTTACAGGAAGTATTGCACCATTAGTTATTTTAACTTGATCAGCACCATCTGCTCTAAATATAATAGTATTATCTGTAGCAAAATCTATGTCATTATCAGCATCTCTACCTATTACTAAACTAGCATTTAGCATAGATGTAACACTCGTTACTGCACCTGATAATTGAGAATCATCAGCCCAAGATATAGTACCTGAACCATCTGTTTTTAATATTTGGTTAGCTGAACCATCTGATGTAGGTAATGTCATAGAAGTAGAACCAAAACCTATTGCATCAATATATGCCGTGCCATCTACATATATGTCTTTTATTTCTTTAGAAGATGTACCAATATCTACTGTATTATCAGTTACAGGAACTAATGCACCTGCACTATTTAATTCTAAATACTCTGTTAGTGTACCATTTAAAGATGTAGAGAAAACTATTTTAGCATCTTGTGTTGAAGCAGTTGCAGTAAATGATTGTTCTTTCTTAACTGCTATCTTAGCAGCATCTACTGTGTTACCGCCTGTATCTTCTAAATCAAATCTAAGAGAAGCTATGCCTGTTGTGTCAGCAGCATCACTTTCGTTTCTAAGAACAAGAGCTACAAACTCTCCATCATTGTCTTGTGTAGCTAATAAAGAAGCACTACCTACTGGTTGAAATTTTATATCTTCGCCAGAGCTACCATAAAAATAAAAACCATTTACATTTATATTACCTGCAAGTTGTGTAAGACCTTCAGCAGAAGAAATAGAATCATCTACATATGCTTTTCTTGCAGCATCACCATCGGCAGTAGGTGCAGCAAGACCAGTAACTTTATTACTGCCCATAGCTAAATCACCACTCATTGTAGTAGCAGCAAGTGTGTCTATATTAGCTGTGCCATCAATATATAAGTTTTTAAATTCTAAAGATGATGTACCTAAGTCAATATCATTATCAGTTACAGGTTTAATAGCACCATCGGCAAAAGTAACTTGAGCAGTACCTCCTGCAGTAAATGACATTTCATCTGTGCCTGAGAAGTATAGACCTTGGTTTGTATCGCCTGTGTTTGTAATAACTGGAGCAGAAGCTGATCCATCTGGTAAAGATAATACACCTGCAGATAATGTAGCACCTACATGTATTTCAAGAGTATCTACATAAGCAGTTCCATCAATGTAAAGATCTTTAAATTCTAGTGAGCTAGTTCCTAAATCAATATCACTATCTGTTACAGGAACGATTGCTCCATCTTGTATTCTTATTTGTTCTACAGCAGAAGAAGATACTTCTACAAAGAAACCATGTCTATTATTAGACGTGTCAACAACTATTTTATTTAATGCATCTACGTCAGCTATTAAACCTACATATGCACCTTCAGTAGAAGAACCATCGTGATTATGGCCTCCACTAAATGCAAATGCTGCTAGTATTGCATCAAACTCACTGTTAAGTGGGGCTGCTGTAATTGTTTCCCCATCTTGTATACTACTAGAACTTTGTCTTGCGTATCCTGTCATTATCTTACTCCTGCCTCTCCAAATTGTACTGCAAACCCATGTATGGTATATGGGTTAGCACTTGACACTGTAACAAATTTAAATTGTATAGCATGCCCTGATCCTTGTATAGCTTGTCTTATAACTGGTTTTGTAGCACCACCATAAACAAACCCTGCTGTATTATATGCTGTTTCGGTATCTCTATATTCAGCATAACCACCAGTTGATGCTATAGTATAATCATTAGGACTTGCATAATCAGAATCTAACCAATCATAATCTGCTGTCACAATAAAATTATTATCACCTTCTGGCCTAGTAAATACAGTAACCTGTGAAAATACTTTTCTTTTTTCTGTATTACCAAAATCTAAAAACGGAGATACATATGTTGCATAAACATTATCGTCTTGAAATGTACCACCTTGTTCTTGTCTATATACGTACCCACTATGATCTCCATGAAGTACGTATTCATCATCTCCTACAAAACCACTAACAGCACAATTAGCTTGTATACCTCTTAACTCGCTAAATTCCCAACCTGTTCTTTGATCTGATGTACGTAAACCTCCTAAAAATCCTGATGTGTTTACTGCGGTAAGAGTAGCCTTACCAAACATATATCTGAATTGAGATTTCTCTCTTACAACAGTACTACATAATTGTTCATTTGTAAAGTTAATATCATATAAGTTTAGTACTTGTTGTATTGGTTTTGATATAGTTGCTAACTCAACGTCACCTATTCTTTCTGTTCCTTGTACTGTTCTTATACCATCTGGAGCAAGAAATATAACATCACCACCTATTTCTTGAATGCTATCACTTGCAACACAACCTACACTATTAGATACTTCTTGTATTACAAAAGAATTTATGCTGTCTCCAGATAATCTTCTTATATCGTTTTTACCAAATATATATAGATTATCTCTAAATCTTTTTATTCCTGTAATGTCAAAACCAACATTAACACTACCTGCACCACTTGCTGCTGTAAAATCACTATCGCTATTTGGTGCAGTAAATACTAATAACTGAGGTGATTGACTCATCCCTGCAAAAAATATTCTATTTTTAAATGCTTCTGCAAAACTAGCATTATCTACATCTGTTGAACCATTTAATTTAGTCCAAGAAGTATCAACTAACCTCATTGGATAATTAATACCATCTGTTAATATTAAACTTTTATTTCCTGTTACAGAATGATTTAGTCCTCTAATTCTAACTACGTTAGTAGCAGATTGTCCTGCAGTTAAACTGACGCTTGACCACCCTGCACCTGCAACATATTTAAGAACATCATAATCTGTTCCTGATGATTTTTTTCTTGCTGCATATATTACATCATTATATATAAACAAACCTAAAATAGCTCCTGTTCCTGCAGGTCTATTGTATGTAGCATCTATATACTTGTAACCACTTATTCTTCTATAACCACCAAAAGGTGATACTTCAAAATTAACTAATCTAGTTGCTGCTCCAGGTAGATTATCACTAAGAGTTAAAAAATCTTCGTTAGTGTATAATCCTCCTCTGCATGGTATTTTAAGTGTTGCAAGCCTATCAGTCATTTATTACATTAGAAACACGAGTGTCTCTTATCCTTATATAACGATTAATCAGTATCTGACGCATCTTTTCTATTCCGTCTGTAAATAGTTTTTTACTTAAAGATGCTAATTCTACATTATCTCTCATCATATAAAGATGATATACAGCCCCATCTATTAATACATTTTTATATTGATTCGGTGTTTCTGGTACATCCCCATGTAAATCAAGTTCGGTAGCTGTTTTAAAATATGTATATTTCAATACATATGCTTTATCTGGTGTAGGGCTTACACCTATCTTATAGTCTGGAGTTAAATATACGTATATAGGAGTATCGTAATCTCCTGAATCTCTTTGTTCATCTCTTTCTTTATACCTGTCTACGTATTCTTGATAAGAAAGAGGTATTAAATGTGTTTCTTCTACATTAAGTGTATCGTCTCTATCTATTAGTACAGTATCAATATCTATACTTAAATGTCCTGATGTTATACTATACTCATTTGTTCCTGCGGTTAATGTCTGACTAGTTGTAGCATAAGCAAAAGGCCACTCTTGTTCAGACATAAAAATATCTCTTTGTGAATTGTTTATAGCATCTTGTGCTAATTTTTGTATTCCTGTAGCAGTAGGAAAAGTTGACGATGTTAATTCAACTTCGTTCAACCTTCTTAGTACTTCATTTGTTGTTGATAAATATGTATATGCCATATAATAAATAGTAGGAAGGACAAGAAATACTTATCCCTCCTACTCCTAGAAAAATATTTATGCTAATAGATCTCTATCTGCTACAGTTCTTCCTGTTTGTTGAGAAGAAATGTCAGCTAGGATTGCATAAACTCTAAGTACGCCACTAACGCATGCTGTATCAGTTGCTGCAATTTTTACATCAATAGTATCTGCTGTAGATATTAAAGCTGTATAAGTATTTGCTGCACCTGTGTTCACAATATTAGCTTGACCATTAGTGCCTGCTGCAAGGTAGCCAGTTGATGATAAATCACCACCGTCTACAATGTCATCGCCTGCTGCAAAGTCAATATCAGCAGTGGCAGAGCCACCTGTAAAAGCTGTAGTAACTTCAGCACCTGCTGCAACAACAATAGTATTAGCAGGAACTTCTAGTAATTGAAAAATATCGCCACTAGCAACATTAGAAAAAGTTCCTTCTGATACTAGTTTAGCAACGTCTAACTCTTTTTCAATTACATATGCTCCTCTACGATTACCTGGTAGAGTTGCTGTTGAGTCAGAACTAACGCCTGTAGTGGATTTAGCTGTTAAATCATAAGTTGCCATGTTTTATCTCCCTTACGCTGCGTTATATTTAGCTGTCACAATGCCTTCAGGTCTTAGGATTTTTCTTCCGTACATCTGCATTCCTCTGACTATGTCAGCGAATGATTCAGGATCACGGTAAGATTCAACTTTATTGATCTGAGAAGCAGTTGCTACTGCTGAACTATGTCCTGCAACAATAAGACCATAGTTAGTATTTTGGTTAGCTGAACCAGAGGTTGCAGAACCAGTACCAACTGAAGGTAAGTTACTAGAAACATATACATCGAAACCATGTAGATTACCGATTGAAATACCATTTACAAGTCCACCTTTATCTGCGGTGTCATTGTTTAATAGTCTAGAATCTTCATCTGATAATAGTTCCATGAATACAGGATCAACTACTAGCCAACGACCTGCTGTATCAACTTGTTGTTGATTCAATAATCTAGCCATTCTAGCTACTACTTGAAGCGGTGTTGCAGTAGCTGTCGCTGCTGCTGTTGCTCCAGGCATTCTTACTGCTAGAGGGATAGAATGATCGCCTGCTGAACCAGTTGTAATGTTACCAAAATCACCTTTTTTCAAAGTCATTGAGGATAATAATTCATTACTTCCTGCTGTGCTTACAGCTTTAGTGCCTGATACTGTGTCATTAGCAGTATCTGCAACTGAACTTAAAGCTGATTGTTTAAAACCAGATAGGTAACCAAGAACTTCTTGATCGTATTGATCACGAAGTCTATAGCCTGCTCTATCTGATGCCATGCTTTCAAAATTAACATGAGAGTGAGCTTCCTCAATATCATCCATTTTAAAAGCAAAGTAGTTTGCCTGATCAACAACTAGGCTGAAATCCTCATCGTCTAAGTCTTGCGGTGTGACTGTAGTACCACGAGAATAAGCTTTCACTGTTATTTCTGGCTCTTTAATGATACGAACTGTATCACCAAAGTTTGCAATTTCTCCAAAGTAGTCATTGTTAGTAATAGATTCAGCAACGGAACTCTTACGAAAAGCTTGTTGAACCTTTTGACTGTAAATAACTGGAGAGAAATTACCATTAGGTAGGTTTGTATAACCTGACGCTACTTTAAAAGCCATCTGTTTTCTCCTTTTTATATTAGAGGCCAACAAACGATAACCTCACTTCGTAAGGGCTGATGCTGAAAATGGGTGTCTATGCCTAGAGGCCATAACATCAGGTAGCCTGAGTGAATTTCGTTTGGTAAGTGTAGGGTGGGATAAATGTCAAATATATTTGACACTTTCGGCCTACTACGGTTGTAGTATATGTTACATACATATACAAAAAATAGGTTTTGTCAACCTATTATTACTGTCTAGCTGCTCCACTAACATCATATTCAAAGTTTCCAGAACGTATTGCATTAGCAATAGCTTCTTCATTTGCTGAATATTCTTGTGATGTCATTCTTGCAACATCAGACTCTTTTATGATATCTGAAGAACTAGCACTGTCTGAAGGGGTAGAACCACCTTTTGTCTTTACTGCTTTAGCAGCATCTGTAGACTTTGCTTTTTTCTTACCTGTAATACCCATGTCTGCTTTATATAAATCAATAGCACGAGATGCAGCTTTAGCATCTGTTTCGTTATCGTATAAAGCTTTTTGAATATACTCAGGTTGTTCTTCAGCCCAATCGTGAAATTTAACATCATTTCTAATGTCTTCAAAATCAGGATGTAATCTTAATAGCTCTGCTTCTGCTATTTGTTTTGCTGACTTTTGTTCTTTTACAGCAATAGATTCTAAGCGTTCTTCAATAGATGCATTCATTTCTTTTGATTTTTTAATAGCAATAGTTTCTATTATTCTTGCTACGTCTGGGTATTCAGCAGACCATGCTTCTAGTTCTTCATCTGTTTTAGGAAGCTTTATTTGTTTCTTAGTAGCTTCTGATAACTGTTTTTTAACTTTCTCAAGTTCTGCATCTTTTTCATCTGCAACTTTTTGAGCATGTCTTCTTAAATCACCATATCTTTTCTTAAATGATGCTTCTTCAGCATTAGCAGGTTCTTCTGTAGTTTCTTCAGTTGTTTCTTCTGTAGAACCTTCTCTTGCTTTTAATTCTTCTTCAGCAGCTAACTCTTGCATAGTTGGTTCTGCTCTTTTGTACCTTACAGGCTTTTTCATAATTGTATCGCCTGTGGCTTCATCTTTTTTTACTTGTACTTCTTCTGACATTTATTTCTCCTTTATGGGGCTACTCAGTTGCCTATTGCTAGGGGTTAGTAGGTAGCCATTAAACAGTGCTTACATACCTAGTGAATTAAAATTAAAACTATTCTGTTGTTGCACTGGTGCTATCTTGTCATAGATAGGCATTAATGCTGCAAGTTCGTCTCCTGTAACTTCAGCAAATTCTTTCTTTTGAAATCCTTCTAAAAGATTTCTTTCTTGATCTGTTAGTACTGCTTTAGTACCTGATCCTGCCATACCAGATCTGTATGTTGATAATGTATTAATTTTTTGTCTATATAAAGGTAGGTTATCATATGTAGCATAACCTTCTCCTCCTGCAGCTTTATCTGCAAGAGCAAACATTACAACTACATTAGTATCGTCTTGTATGTCATTCATAAGATCTGTTACTGCATCTTCTCCACGATAACCTTTACCTGTTTGTCCTTGACCATGTAGTAATTCGTAATCAAGATCTTTTTTATGATATTTATACATACCTAATTCATCATATCCATCAACGTAACCATAACGAAGACCTCTAGTACTTCCTACATCTAAAAACAGTTCTCCACCTATATTTATTTCTAATGCTTGTTCCATAGAAGAAACATATGATCCAATACTAGCTGATAATTGTGTAACTGCGTCAATATTATCATCGCTTCTTTTTTTAGTCCAAAAACCACCTACTAGTATATCAGACTCTTTATATTCAGGATTATCAAAGTTAATAGCTGCCTCTGCAACTTTATTAGAAGGAGGACCACTAAATGCATCTACTAAGCCTGCAGCTAAAGCTACAAATGCTAAAGGTGTTGCATACGCTGCTAGAGCTCCACCAAGACCAGTTGCTCCAAAACCTGCTGTTGTAGATAAACCAAATACACCTGCATTTATCATACCTCCTACACCTGCAGCAGTTCCTGCTACATTAGCGACACTTGGTCCATTTTCTATAAGATCGTATAAAGAAAGAGCTGTACCTATTGTTGCAAGACCACCTTTCCAACTAAATAATCCATCATTACTTACTACATTACCACCTATAGAGTTACCTGCTTCTAGTTGAGTTTTTTGTGCATTTGTTATATTTACAGTTTGAGTTGCACCATCTGCATCTTTAAAAACTGCATAATGACTTGCATCACTAAGACCAGTACCATATCTAGTAATTATTTCTGCGTTTGCAGGTATACCTTGAAGATACGAGTTAGCACTTATTACAGTTCCGTCAGCTATAGCCTTACCTACAGTATCTGCACCACCTAAAGAGGTAATAATATCCATTGTGCCATCAGCTAATGTAAGTTGTCCATTAACAATAGAAGATCCTGCTAAAGGACCTGTTTTAATTGCTGTTGCTGCTTTATCAAAACCTAAAAACTCACCTAAAGGATCAAATATATTTTCTTTACTCCAGTTGTAAACTGATTCTGTAATTTTACCATTATTAAATAACTTATCTAGTGCTGCAACTGTTGTAATGCCTGATAACAATTTTTCTCCAGTACTTGGTTTTGGTGGAGTGCTACCTGATCTATCTACGCCAAAGCCTGGCATATTTTCTAAATCAACGCCTGTATAATTACCACCTACAATGCCTGTAGTTCTTGGACCTGTAGCTGTTATCTTTGTATTAGGATTAGTTACTCTATAATCTTTACCTTCTGGTGTTGTAAGTGTTCCTTTTGTTACAGGTTCTAAATCTTGTGAAAAATAATCATTTAAAGTTTTTTCTTGTTGACTGTATCCCCCATAAGTAGTTTCTTTTTGTACACGTTCTAGTGCAAAATAGTCTTCAGGTTTAAATGTTCCTGTAATTTTTTCAGTTCCTGGTGTAGCATTCTTATAGCTATACTCTTCAATCATACCTGTTTCTGAATTATACCTTCTACCAGAATTACCAAAACCTACTGCTTGAACATTCATAATCACATTATCTTCTAACCACTTATTTATTCCTTCAGGAGTGTAATTATATTTACCTGTACCTGTTTGTTCATCATACTTTATAGTAGACTCTCTACGTGCAGGAGTTGTGGGTACTCTAGGACCACCTGTTGTTATTTTAGGAGAACCACCCTCATTATATCTAGCTACAGTAGCACCTTTACTAGCCATTACTTCATCTGTTTGTTCTTTTACATTTTTAACTACAGGTGTGCCATCTTCATCAACAGGTCTTATCTGTCCGTTGTCTTCTAGTTCATCTAAAGCGTTTAATGCTGTTTTACGCATGTTTTCATATTTAGATAAACCATGGTAACGAACTACGTTAGCAGGGACTACTAATTCACCTTCAGATATCATAGCAGGTATATCATCAGCTACTTCACTTTCTGTAGCACCTGGTGTATCATCAGCATTATCTGCTAGGCCACCTTCCATAAATTTTTGTATATCTATAGAACCGCCTTTAGCCATAGCAGTTAATTCTTTTTCATATAAACCTAATTGCTGTCTTTCTTCTTCAGTAAAAAATCTATTATATACTTTACTACCTTTTTCACCTGAGTATCTATCTAGTGTTCCTAAATACTTTCTATATTCCTTTGCATCAAAATCATTCATAGCTCCTAATGTATCTTCCCCTAGTAAACCATCTTCTTTAACTTTTAGATATTTTTGTAAGTCTTTAATAGCTCCTGCATTTTGTCCTGTGTAACCTGCATCCATAAATAATAGTTTAGCAGCTTCAGGACTTACATCTTCTAGTTGGCTTAAATCTCTAAATTTACTAGGCTTACCATCTGAAACATTTTGACCTGTATATTGTCTATACATAATTTCTGCTACTTTTTCGTCTGTTAATGTGCCTTGTCGTATTTCTTCAGCAAGTTCTGGATAAGAATCTATATGTATTCCTTTAAATGCTTGATTAGTTTCTTGGCCGTCTTTATCACCTGTGCTACCTTCAGCAAATAACCATTGCTTCATCATTTCAGTTTTAAAGTAATCACTAGGTGTAAATTCTTCTTCGGTTACAGGCATTGCACCTTCGTTTGCAGCAAGTATTTTTTTTGGGTTTAATAGTTTTTCTATATCAATAGAACCTTTTGGACCGCCTGTAGATGCTTTTTTAACCCCTTTTTTTAATGCACTATCCATTTGTTTTTTTTCAGCAGTATCTGGGCTAACTATAGATGGGTCTTTTAAACCGTCACCTTCTCCTTCACCTGGTTTTTTATTTAGTAATGTTTCCATTTTTTCCCTCTTTAGCTTTTTGTATTACTTCATCCCTGAACGTAGCAAATCTTTGTAACTCATGTATGCTACCTTGTATTTGTATTATCTTGTTATGGTCTGTTTCTCTTATAAGATTTTTTACATGAGACTTAATTCTTTCTTCTGCATAATCAAATAAAGCATCTATAGATTGTTTATTATTAGCTACTACTAATAGTTTTCTAGCTACTTCTGGACTCACTGTATTTCTCCCTCACTAGGTGGCCTTCCTGAAAAGCCTGGCATTCCTGGTTCAGGTGCTCCGCCAGGACCTATTTGACTATTGCCTGTACCTGCAGGACTAGTTGGTGGAACTGTTCCTCCTCCTTCTGGTGGAGGTGGTGCTCCTGCTCCTGGTGGTTGTTGTGGTGGTCCTTGCATCATTCCAGATGCTTGCATAACTTTAGCT